AGCGCGTAGCGTAGCGCGTCGATCACATGGTTGTGGCGGTCGCCAAGGACAGGGAGGACACGCCCTGTCAGCGGGTCTTGCTTGTAACTGTAACTGGTCAGTTCGTCGATCGTGTGCTTGCACTTTGGGTCAACGACGACATCGTATGACTTCAGGAACTCGACGCCCTCTTCGACGGACTTGGCGCCTTTGACAGCCGGCATGATCTTGGGGAATCCGTTCTTGCGCATGTGGCTGATCGTCTCTGGCCTCGCACCGTCAGCGACGATGGGCCAGCGCTCGGATTCAGGCACCGACAGAAACAGGGATGGAGTGTCGACGATGTCACAGCCGACTTGGTACGCCTCGTGGTCAACGTAGAGCGTGCGCCCGATGAGGTGACATCGCACGAGCACCGTCGGGTCGACGCTGAAGCCCCAATCGGCGCCGAAGCGATGCACAGCGTCAGCGGGTGCCACGACGTCGTCAACACGCCAGTTCTTGAACACCCGTAGTTCAGTGGCTTGAGCGTACTTGCCTCGCCACACATGAGCATACTTGTCGAGGTCTCGTGACCTGTCGTACTCCATCTCCTTTCGGAGCACGTCTGGAAACCACGGGTTGTCGTCGTAGTTGACTTCGCAGACAATGGCGCCAGGCGGCGCTTGTGGCCCACGTAGCAGCGCATCGACAGGGTCCGACGCTTGCGACGGGTTCCACGTGAACCAGAGTTCGCTGTCAGGCTTGCGGATCGTCGGGCGTAGGAGGTCCAACGACTTCTGCGACAGGCTCTGGGCTTCTTCGACCCATGCGCAATCGTAGCCCTCGAGTGACTTGATGCTGTCGGCGGTGTGGTTCTGCATGCCGACGAAGATGATTCGGCCATTGCCACCGCGAGACTTGATGACGGTGTCCTGAACTTCGAACAGATGACCGACGCCAAGGTCAATGATCTTCTGCTCAATCAACCGTTTGACCGACTGGTTCAGGCTCTTCTGTTTCTCGCGGACACAGACCGTCGACCGATTGGGATCGGCAACGTGGCACTCAACCACCATGTCAGCGAACAGCCAGGACTTGCCAGATCCTCGCCCGCCATGGGCGCCCTTGTAGCGGCTTGGAGCCATGAGCGGCGCTGCCCATCGCGGCGTTGCGATGGAGAGATCAGCCATCGGATTTGGGGTCCACGATGGTCCGCACGATGCGACTGATCGCAAGCTCGCCCTCGAGGGTTACCGTCTCGGGAGCCTTGCCGTAGATGCGATCGACGACGATGGACGCGGCCTTGAAGCGAAGTTCAGGCTCTGCAGGTTCAACGCCGGTAGCAACGTCGGCGAGGTGCTTGAGCGCCAGCGGGCCAGCGTCGCGGAACCAGTCAGGCAAAGCAGGACGGCCACCGTTACGCCCGGTCGGGTTGGCCGACTGCCCTGGCAACAGTCGACCGCGTTCGTCTCGGAGAGGCTTGGAATCCACGAGATTAGGATAGCAACTTGGCACAGAAACGCAACCGCTAAAAGACCGAACCCCGCCAGTGCGGAATTGCAGCGACGGGGTCCACGCGTTGTTGCTTAGGCTACGCACCGTCAAGGTGCACCAAAGAGAAACCCTCGTCAAGCGGAATGCAAGGCGAGGGCTAGTGCGTCGACACCGGGGTCAGGTTAGCCGAGGCCACCCACGACGTCAACGGCGCATGGGAGGTCGGCAAGGTTGGCGCCCTCGATGCTGACCCAGAAGTGGTTATCGAAGTGGCACGCAATCGCCACAGCCCATTGTTGCCCGACGATGGCGCGGACGAGTTCGTCTCGGGTGTAGGTGGGGTCGCAAGACATGGCTACGACGGGGTCAATCTGGCTTGAGTAGAACCAACTCCCACCGACCAGCACTTGCGGGTTGTGCTTCTTCTTCACCGTGCCTTTTCCGTGTGGCGTCGTGACGTCCATCCCGATCTTTACGTCGTCATAGTTCACACGTCACCTGCCTTCTTCGCATCGGCAGCTCGCCACTCCTCAAGGGGGCAATCCTGCATCGCATCGTCCACCAGCATCCGCAGGACTGCCGATGCCGGACACCCCCTAGAAGCCAGCCAGGCGGCTTGTGCTGGCGTCAGCGAGACTTGGCAGGTGTGAGCACGGCCAGATGGTGCAAGGCGCTTAGGGCGGGTTTTAGAGCGTTTGGAATCGGTCAGCATGGTTCACCCATCCAGTTGCGAGGGATGCCGTCGAAACGGCCATCGGGAGGAAAGTCTTCGGAGGCGTCGCAGTCCTCGCAGTCCTCGAGGAGGTTTTCATCTGCCGGATGGTTTGCGGCGTCAAGGATGCGGCGGGCTTTGGCAATGTCGCCAGCGTTGATGCTCGCCAGAGCGGCTTCAATGGCTTGATTCAAGGTCATGGGTGTCTCCAGAAAGAAAAGCCCGCCAGTGTGTGGCGGGCTGGGGGGGTCAGACAGCGGCGTAACCGAAGTCGCAATGCGAGGCGGCGCGGCGCATGGCAGCATCAGTCGCCATCTCGCGGGTGTAGCCCTTTGGCAGGTTGGTCTTTTCGGTGGTGGAGACCAACACGCGCTCACCTTTGTTGACGGTCAAGACCTCTTGAAGGCTGTAGGCGGTAACCGTGCTGCCGCCGTCGATGGTCTTGATGGCCGACGAGACAGAAACTTCAATCGTTGCCCAAGCGTTCAGTGATTCGGTGTTCTTGAGCAGCGTAATGGTCGTCATGGTGTCTCCCGTTTGCGAGCCGCTTTGTGCTGCTCACATCCACACTATGCAGCATAGTGGCCACACTGTCAAGCACTGTTCTTCTAACCGCATTGCAAAGCCAGATCAGGCCTGATCTCTGATCTGTCACCCCACAAAGAAAACGCCAACCTTTCGGTTGGCGCTTCAAACCTGATCCCGCGTGGGGAGACATCGGGACAAGGTACGGGGTCGAGCCCGTGGGGGGAGGGTACAGGTCAGGTGGAGGGAGTCAAGGGTGCCAGTGTGATGATGACGGCAGGCCGCCCACCTGTTGAGTGCTTCGACAGGATGATCTGTCCATCGCTCACCATCGCCGCCAAGACTTCGTCGATCTGCTCTGCTGTTCCACGGTTTGGAAACGCCCTGAGAACCTCAGATTTTGTGCACGGTGCAATCTCAAGCACCCGCCCAATGATCTTCGAGTTCGCCAACCTGCTGCGTCGTCGGTTCTTTATTTCTTCGTATGCCTTGATCGCGTCCATTTTGGACCTCCTAAGGCATGATACCACTAACAAAGAAAAAGAAACAAGGCACATGTAGTGCCTTGAAATCACGCTGTTTTGAAGTTAGAAAAAGACTATCTATCCGGTTATATAACCAGAGAACATCCTTCACTCATTCATAGGGGCAAGACGAATCTTCCTCTAAGAGACCCCGTTGAAAGAAGTGAAGGAAGGGGAGGCGAAACGCCGCACTACCTATTTCTCCAACGGGGACCTCACAACCCTAGCCTACTTCAGTTTGATTGTCACGCCAGAACGGCCACCTGTTGCGACCTTAGCCACAATCAACCGATCCTCTTGCCTCAGTCGGTCAAGGACTCCGTCCAACGCCATCGCGTCCAGACGTTGGCAAGCTCGGAGAAGTTGAGACCGTTGCACCCATCCGTCGGCATCGCCCAATCGCATCATGGCGGACTCGACGTAGGAGATCTGTCCTGCAACGTCGTTCCATTGCGGCGCCTTGTGGTCGCGCAATGACCGGGCGATGGTCCAGCTTGAGGCCTCAACGATTCTGATGGCGCACTCAACTACCGCCTCTGTCACCACCGGCCAAGCAGGCCACTGACAGCGTAGGATGGCCAGAGACAGCGCAACGCGGGTTGCCTGCTCCGCACACCGGCCAAGCAGCGCCGCAGGCACGTCGCCCTGTTGTGGTTCGCGTCGGCGCTCGTCGCAGTGCTCTGCGTAGTCCGCCAGCAAGGCAGCGCCGCCGCCATCCTCGACTTCGTCAGCCTGGTACATGCGCAGCAGAGCGCCGGTAGCCGCGTCGCCCTGTTCAGGGTGGCGCTTGTGCCACGTCTCATGGGATGCCCGACACGCTGCCACGGCTTCCTTGACGGCCAGAGGGATGGACCCGCTACCGGGTGCAGCCCGTTGGCGCCTTGGGAGTTCTAGCAACCCCTCGCACCAGAGATGCCGACCCATAAACCCGTCATCAACAGCCATCTGCCCGATGGCGTCATGCAAAGCGGCTGGCGTGCTCGAGCCAAAGATCGACAGCGCCGGAGCCGTGATCGTCCGGTCCTTGCCGCCTCGGGTGGCGCTCGTGGCCGCAACGTAGGAGCCGGTCCCGATGGTGGCCATCGTCAGCAACAGCGCCCGCATGTCCCGTTGATGGCCAGACCTGGCGTCAAACAGCGCCTTGAGCCGGGGTCCGTACTCATCCAGGACCAACAGCAGGCCAGTTCCATAGTTGGTGGCCTCTTCGATCCTCGTGATCGTGCTCACGGTGGACGACAGATCATTGGCACCGATCGACCCTGGCCAGATCTCCCGCAGGACTTGAGACAGCGCACCTTGAGGGCGACCCTTGCCGGTCGCCGTTGGCGCCACCGCACACACGATCTGTGCCGATGTCGCCCGGTCAAATGTCCAGCGCCTTGCGCCAAGGGCAGACCCAAGCGCCACGAGCGCACCTAGTGTCAGCCCCGGTTGAGGGTAATCGGCGCCGTCCAACACCCATGATGGGAATGACTCGCAAAGCCCGCCAAGTGCCCGCACGTCGTCGAGAAGCGACCATTGTGCGTCATCGTCAGGCTCTGGCAGCCTGACGAACTGGCGTGCTGGCGTGCTGTCAACGACAGCGTCGACGATCTCTCCCTCGACTTCTTGCCCAGTGATCTGCATGCCATTTAGGGCGTCATCGAATCGCGACACCAGCATGTGGCCAGTGCTGTTGCCCTTGGGGTCCGGCTTGTTGGCGGCTTCCTTCGCCTTGTGCTGGAGTTCTTTTTGAGACCACGGCGGCACGCATCGTTGCGACCATTCTCCCATGACGTCCACGATCTCCGACTCAGACAGGCCGAACCCCGTTGCGCACGCCCTCGCCACTTTCATTGCAGCAGTATGGCCGCCACTGCCAGAGATGGCGCCAGGCATGCGAGCAACGTAGGCGCGGGCACGCTCCAGGCGCCGCGACGGATCGAACACGCTAGACGGCAGGATCTGCTGTGCTGGCGCCTTGGGTCGCTTGTAGGCCCGCATCGCCTCGAGCACCCATGTCGGGATGGGAGCCGGTTCAACGTCGCAGAGAACCTCATAGGTTCCCGCCGCTGTCGTGGAGCCTGGGCCAACAACGTAGCCACCGATCCCGCGAGTGTCGACGTCATCGAACCCAAGACAGCCCTTCGCCTTTTGCGTGTTGCGCAAAACGTCGTCGTCGTCGACGCCCTCTGGCATGGCGTAGTAGTAGTGAAAGCCCCCTCGTGGTGTCTGCACGATCAACGTCGGATCCATGCGCTCATGGATCGGGTGAGCCGGATCGGCGCTGTCGACGTCGACGACGAACAAGCCCGACGATCGACCACAAGCAATGCCAACAGCACACGTCGGATAGGGATTGAAGAGCGCCCGCACCTTGTCGGCATCGTTGCTGGCTACGACGTCCCAAGCGTCGACAATCGGGCGCTTTTGCTTGCCAATGGGAAAGACTGCCCAACCGTTTGCGGCGAGGGAAAGAGCAAGATCAAGGCTATTCACTTCACACCGCCGATCTTGAACGCACGCGAGCCGCAACGGAACGCGCGCGCCACGTCGGTGAGCCTGCTTTGATCTCCGAGGTCATGGTTTTCCGTCGTCCAATAGTCGTTGCTAATGGTGAACGAATCGGGCGCCTCCGCACCTTGAAGCATGCAGAAAATAACATGCCCCCGCGACTCCGAAAGCGCCGCGACTAAGAACATGAGGTCATTGGCGATCATCTGCTCGATGACCTCGACAATGCGATCGTCGTGGTCCTCGTCCCATACGATTGCGAAGCGGTGGATGTACTGACGGTCAGCCGTCAGATATTCACAGATGGTAACGTCTCGTGTTTCATCGACGACGACAAAAGCACTAGAAAGCTGTTTCATTGTCTACCTCTGGGCTTTCGGCCCGGTCTTGGTGGTGCCTTTCGAGCGCCACGATTCTCAGCCTGCATACCACATGCAGAATCAAAAAGGGATCTCTTCGTCTTCGTCCCATGTAGCAGCGACAAGCGCCGGTCCGTGGTCGACTGCTACGATGCGCGTGTAGTCTCCGTCGGGAATCGTCTTGATGGCGACGACGCGGCGCATGTAGCCCTGCTCCATCAGTGCCACGGCTTCGCTTGCGGTGTCTGGCATGTCGACGCCACAAACGTTCTCTTTCCACCATGCAACGGCTTTGTTGTAGGCGAATCCGTCGTGTTCAATGCACACCCATTCACTGGCGACTTTGACTGCAACAGGAGCCATATCAAGAAAGCTAGCTTCGTTGTAGTATTCAACACGCATCGTCGACGGTGCATCGGCGTTGCCTTTTTTGCGATGCACAGCGAACCGGACAGACGTGATCTCGTGGATCGTCGCGGTTGGCTTTGTCGCTGGTCCTGACAAGATCGGGAGGTTGCTCGCTGTGGCGTTGGCTTTCTTCTCAGGCGGTGGAAACTCGCTGTCACACTCGGAGCATGCACGAGCCGACGTCGGCTGCATCGCCATGCACACCGGGCAGATTTTGACCGGGGCATCGCCGTCGCCCTTGCCTTTTGTCGCCTCTTTCACCCGCACGTTGTCGACGGGCCCATGCCGCGCCACGTTGCCGCCGTAGTCGAGGATGACGCAATCGGTCTTGCCATCGGCAATCCGCATCCCTCGCCCGACGATCTGTTGGTAGAGCGACGTCGACTGCGTGGCCCTGACAATCGCCAGCACGTCGACCACAGGCGCGTCAAAACCCGTTGTGAGCACGTCACAGGATGCCAGGGCAGCAAGTTCCCGCCGACGGAAGCGCCCGATAATCGACTGGCGAACCATCTGTTCTGTGTCGCCCGTGATCACCTCACAGGAGTGCCCACGATCCCGCACAGCGTCCGCTAGGTGGTTGGCGTGGGCGACGGAGCACCCAAACAGCAGCGCCGACGTACGGCCAGCCTGTAGCGCCTCGTGCACATCGTCGGCCACCTTCTGCGTCACTTCTTCGATGTCAGCAGCAAGCTCGAGGTCTCGCGCCGCAAACTCTCCCATACGGGTTGCCACTTGCGACACGTCGATCTGTGTCGATGCCGTGCCAGTCACGAGCGGAGACAGGAACCCATCGGCAATCAACCGGGCGACGTCGCAACGGTAGACAATCGAGGTGAACAGCGCGCCTTCGCCTTGGGTGAGGTAGCCCTGGCCGAGACGATGGGGTGTGGCGCTCAAACCTACGATCCGCAGGCCAGGGTTGATGGCCCGAAGGCCCTTCACCAGCGTCTGATACTGACCGTCGCCCTCAGGGGGGATAAGGTGGGCCTCGTCGACAATGAGCACATCGACATTTCCCAACTGTTCCGCCTTGCGCGCCACGGTCTGGACACCACAGACCGTGATCGCAGAGACGCCCCGCTTCTTGAGGCTGGCGGACCAAACAGCCATCGGTGCCTCTGGCCACATCTTGCGCACGGCTGCAGAGTCTTGATCGATCAACTCAGCGCGGTGCGTTGCGATGACGACGCGCCCGCCGCAGTCCTGCACGACAAACCGGGCAAGCTCGCCAAGAACCGCCGTCTTCCCGCCACCCGTTGGGATCTCCACGAGCGGGTGCATTCCGCCTCTTTCCCAATAGGCGATCACAGCGTCGACGGCTTCTCTCTGGTATCCACGTAGTTTCATGAGCGCACCCTAGCGCCGTTTGTTGGCTGATTCAACTTTTTTTGTTGACACGCTCATGCATCGCCCCTACGTTCCCCTCCACAAGAGGTGAAACGTGATTGCGAAGAAGAGCCTGAAGGACGCCATTGAGGCGCGTGCCCCTAAGATCATTGTCTACGGCGGTAGCGGCGTCGGAAAGACAACGCTCATTGCGTCGCTTCCGGGCAAGCTGTTGATTCTGTCGTCAGAGTCGGGCTTGCTGTCGTTGGCTGGAGCGGACCTTGATGCTGATGTGGTTGAGGTCTCCACGATGGATTCGCTGCGTGCTGTCTATTCAGAGTTGCGCAGCGGTGACCACGGTTATGATTGGGTCATTCTCGACAGCGTCAGCGAGATTGCGGAGGTTGTGCTGTCTGCCGAAAAGGCGAAGACCAAAGACCCGCGCCAAGCCTACGGCGCTCTTCAGGATGAGATGATCAAGATCATGAGGGCGTTCCGCGACTTGGCATGTGGCGTCTATTTTTCGGCCAAGCTGCACGTCAACAAGGACGAGGCCACCGGTCGAGTGTCCTACGGTATTGGCATGCCAGGCAGCAAGTTGGGCGAGGGAATCCCCTACCTCTTCGACGAAGTTTTTCGCATGATCGTGATCGACGAGGACGACGGACGCGGTGGCAAGGTCTCTGCCCGCTATCTGATGACCTGCACCGATGGAAAGAGCGTGGCCAAAGATCGCTCTGGTCGCCTTGACGCCCTCGAGGTGGCGGACCTTGGCGCCATCGTTGCCAAGATCAAGGCCTGACAACACGCCCACCGGAGCGCATCCGGTCCAGCCTCACACGGGGGATAGGCGCCCGTCACAGACAACGAGAATGCAGATGAGCGATTGGAACAGCGGCAACGATGACGGCGACCTTGGCGCCCTTGGCTTTGATTCTGACGAGGTGGAAGCGCCAGAGTTTGCGTTGCTTGCGGACGGGCGGTATCCGTTGATCTGCACGTCGGCTCGTGTGGAGCCGTCGAAGAACAATCCCAGCACCATCATGGCGAACATTGAAGAGACTGTCGTTGATGGTCCTGGCGCCGGTCGCAAGGTGTGGAGCCGCTACATTGTCGCCCACGAGAAGCCCGACGTGATGGCTCGAGGTCGCGCCGACATCAAACGGATGATGCAGGCCTACGGCGTTGGTGGTGCCAGCCTGACACCCATTGTCGGTCTGGAGTGCATCGGCGCCGTGACGACCGAAGCGGCCAAGGGTGATTTTGCTGCCAAGAACAAGGTCAGCCGCCGTGAGCCGTCGGCCAATGCTCGCCAGCCTGCACCAGCGGCAGCAAGCAAACCCGCCGCAGCAAAGGCTCCGCCTGGTTTCCTTGCCAGCCGGAAGGGGTGACACGTGATCGTGTGGCAACGACGAGACGGCACACGGATCGAACTCGACGGCGAGCGCCTACGGGCGCTTCGTCTTTCGACGAATCAGACACAGGCCGATGTGGCAGAGCACATCGGTTGCACATCGGCTGCTGTGTCGTCGTGGGAGACAGAGGCCCGATGTCCGTCGTTGCCGCAGATTGAACGCATCGTTGATCTATTTGGCAAAAAACTAGAGCGCAGCGGCGCTCTTCGCGTGGTGAAACAATGACAAAATCAGCAGCAGCAAAAGAAACCGAAAAGGTTGGCTCACAGAATCTTGTTGGCTTGTTCTTCGTTGGCAATGTTGGCGACCGTCGAGGTCATCAAGGCCACGTGCTGGCGTACCTTGTGAACGGCTTCTACCTTGTCCAGTTCTTCAGTTGGGTGATGGGAGACCCAACCAATCAAGGCGTCGTCAGGTTGGAGGATCTGTTGCAAGCAGAGTTCTATACCGATCACGGCCAATGGATTGAAGCAGGCGAGAACCTGACGCGCCGGAACATGGCCAAGGTGAAACCATGATCATCTACCTCGACACTGAAACCGTACCGTCTTCACGTCTTGACGTGGCAGAGCACATCGCTGCCAAGCACTTTGATGCCGACGACATCGCCAAGGCAGCGAAGAAAGCAGCGGCAGACCTCGATAAGACCAGCCTCAGCGGTTTGTTTGGCGAGCTTGCTGTCATCAGTTGGGCCAATGGTGAACGGGAGCCCCGCACGCTTGTGCGCAACTTCAGCAAGCCCGACGGTGAACGCGAGATGTTGCAGGCGTTTGCAAACAGCGACGTCGATGGTGACACCATCGTGGCCCACAATGCAGAGTTTGATCGGAACATGATCCGTCAACGCGCTATCGTGCTTGGGGTTCAGTTGCCCGATGTTTATTCGGCCATCGAGGTCAAACCGTGGAATTCAAGTTGGCGTTGCACAATGTCGATGTGGTGTGACAGCCGCATGGGTCGAGTGAGCCTAGATGATCTCTGCCTGTCGTTTGGCTTGCCAGGCAAAGGCGGCGTCGACGGTAGCATGGTCGCGGGCATGGTGCGAGCGGGCCGCATTGATGAGGTTGCCGCATACTGTGCCGACGACGTGCGACGAGTGCGAGCGATCTACCAGAGGATGGTGCGCAGTCCTGCCAGCCGTATGCCTTCAGCCGGTGACGACGCATGACCGAATCAGAACACGTCATCCAATGCCAGGCGATCCAATGGATCAGGCAGCACACGCCGTATGTCTGCTACGCGATCCCCAACGGCGGCAGCCGTGGACGTCGACAAGGTGCAGCCCTGAAGGCTGAAGGCGTCTTGGCAGGCATTCCCGATATCCACATCCCAGCGTTGAGTCTTTTTATCGAAATGAAGACACCGACAGGCAAGGTGTCGCCGGTCCAAAAGGAAATGCATGAGCGACTGCGCAAGGACGGCCAGATTGTCGAGGTGTGCCGAAGTGTCGACGACGTGATGCGCGTCGTCATGATCGAGATGGCTCCCAATGTTCCCACACGCCAGCCAATCAAGAAGGTGCAGCCATGAAAAGCCACAGAGTGAAGAACCAGAAAAGGTGTCCCTACCCAATCAAGCCCCTTAGTTCTCCCGCCACCGACGACGGATCGCATTTGTGGGCTGCGATTATCGCAATCCCAAAGAAGAAGGTGAAGAAATGACCAACGAAGAGACAGAACGAGCCATTGCCAGCGCCCTTACCGCCGCTGCCATCGTGGCGCACGAGCGGCGCGCCAAAGCACGCAAGGGAAAAAATAAGCACGCCGTCGACGCAGCCGAAGCCATGTGCGCGCACATCGACATAGCCCGTAGGGCACTTGAAGCCCTTGAGAGGTGCGAGCCAATGCGGTTCGTCCCCCTTGCCGAATTCCTCAAACAGGACACGCCATGAGCAAACGGTATTGGTGTCCGATGTGTGGGGACCTCACGTCTTGCGATTTTGCTGGCATCGCCGACCTCGTGCCCCACCGAGAGCACTGCCAGACCTTGACAGAGATCCCCTCCGTCGACCCACTAGACGTGCCAGAGCCGACGACGTGGGGTGAGTCTGGCGGAGCGGAGGCGGTGTGTCTTCGCTTCTACTTTGACGACGCGGTCTACATCCGTGACGGCGTGTTCGCTTGGGTCGACAGCATGGGATGGCGTGTCTCTGACGGCGACGTGTGGCAAGACATGCCCGACATCGTCGACGCCATCAACTACGTTGCAGGGGTGACTCCATGACCAAAGCCGAAGCCCGCCACGTCGCCCGACTGACGGCAGAAGTCGAGGAACTCCGCAAAGAGAACGCTCGCCTGTCCGGCGTTATCAGTTCGTTGATTGCGAAAAAAGTATTCGCTTGCATTGCGCTTGCGGAGATCAAGGCCATCGTCGACGAGGTGGGACTATGATCGAAATCAAACACGGCGACTGTCTCGACGTCCTCCGCACCCTCGCAAATAACAGCGTCGACAGCATCGTCACCGACCCGCCCTATGGTCTGTCATTCATGGGAAAGAAGTGGGACTACGACGTGCCCGCCGTCGAGGTGTGGACCGAGTGCTTGCGCGTGCTGAAGCCAGGCGGGCACCTACTGGCGTTCGCCGGGACAAGGACGCAACACCGGATGGCCGTGCGCATTGAAGACGCGGGCTTTGAGATTCGGGACATGATCGCGTGGGTGTATGGAAGCGGCTTCCCGAAGTCGCTCGACGTGTCGAAGGCTATCGATAAGTCGGCGGGGGCTGCCGCCATTCAATGGCAAGGTTGGGGCACCGCCCTCAAGCCCGCGCTGGAGCCGATCACCGTCGCGCGCAAGCCCCTTTGTGGGACCGTCGCCGCGAACGTGCTGGCGTGGGGCACGGGCGCGATCAATGTGGATGGGGGGAGGGTGGGGACGGAATCGACTGTCGTATCTCGTAAAGCTGTCGGCGCGATCATGGGGTCAAACGGCATCTATGGCGGCTCAAACGGGCTGCGAGATACCGGATCGAACGCCGGCCGCTTCCCCGCCAACCTCATCCACGACGGCAGCGACGAGGTTGTTGGGCTGTTTCCGTCAGATAGACCCGGTGGAAACTTCCCAGAAGGTGGCAAAAAAAGCGCGGCCACTGACAACGCGTTTGGTGAGTTTGCGGGCAGCGGGCAGCCAGCCCGCGCCATGGGAGACTCCGGCTCCGCCGCCCGCTTCTTCTATTGCGCCAAGGCAAGCGCCGAAGACCGTGACGACGGATGCCACGCCTTGCCCGCCAAGTCCGCAGGGCAGGTCACTGGAGGCCGTGCAGAGGGTAGCGCGGGGCTCGACAGTCCCCGATCCGGTGCCGGTCGTCGACGTGACGAGACCCGCAACAGCCACCCGACCGTGAAGCCGACCGACCTCATGCGGTACCTGTGTCGTCTTGTCACTCCATCGGGCGGTCTTGTCCTTGACCCGTTTGTCGGATCGGGCTCAACAGGACGCGGCGCCGCCCTCGAGGGGTTCGCTTTTATCGGGATTGAGCGGGAAGCCGAATATGTGGAGATCGCCAGAGCACGGATCGATGCAGCGATCAGGCAACGGCACAAAGACACCGCTCAAGGATCACTCTTCTAGGGTTGATCCCGCATTCCAACGCCCCAGAAATAAACCTCGACACAGTGCTTGACAATAATCAGGCACTGCGTAGAATGGGCGTCAGGGAGACACACAATGACCATCACCGAATGCCGATGCCCGCAATGCGAAGCCGAGTACGAGCGCGACGAATACGAGGACGCGCCAGAGATCGAGTGGGACACCCCGATCTCAGACGACGAGCTTGCCGAACGCCTCGCCTGGTTCTGGATGCCGAAAGAGGAAGCATGAGCCGCACATTCCAGCGCGCCATCATTCGCCAAGCTGCCCGCGAGGGGCTGCCCGTTTGGGCTTGGTTGCTCGCCACCTACTACCGAGAGACGACCAATGCGTGAACCTGACGACGACCGAGACGAGCCAACCGACGACGAGATCGCAGAGCACATTGCCACCCACACAGATTGCGATGCAGAGATCACCGATATGATGTGGCTGACGACCGATGCCCAGATCCTCCAGTGGGCGCATGAACTCCGCCAGTCGATCTACGAGGCTATCGTGGAGAACCGCAACGACCGAAGCGACGGTGACGAGTGAACAAGCACACACCGGGACCGTGGCGCGTCAAAATCTACAAGCCGTACCGGTCGGAAGCGATCATCGTCAACAACGACGGAGAGATTGCAAGCGTTGACCTCGCTTGCATGCCCGGTGCAGAGGCAGACGCCTACCTTATCGCCGCCGCTCCAGACATGCTGGAGGCGCTGGAATCCATCGCGCCGATGCTGCCTCATGGCGTCGTCGACAGTGACCCGCAGTGGGCGGCGGCAATCAATGCCGTCCGAGTTGCCATCAAGAAAGCACGAGGTGAGACGTGAACCCCATGACGATCACCCCCGACGAAATAATCCGCCGCCAAATCGCCCGCGCCTTGTCCGATCTCGCGGACGCGGCAGCAGCCATGAGGGTGGCCCGCGAAGCCGCCTACGATGC